AATTCATCATAGTCAAAATCACTCAATGCACCCTGTGATACCATAGCGATAGAAGGGTGGTTTGTCATAATAGTTTTGAAATAATTCAAAATATTATAATACAAAGAGTAATTTATACCAGAATTATGAACGATTGCTGCCATAGTTTTAATTATAATTGTATACCGCCGAAGTATTGATTACTTTGGTCAGGATAGATTTGTGTTTGGTTACCAACTGATTGTAAGTATTGAGGAATATTAACAGAATATGCAATTAGATAGTTTTGTAATCTTAATGCGTAATAGTCAGCGTTTCCTAATGCTTTAGCTAACAAATAATCAATCTCACTTTTAGATGGTGCAGTTCCTTGCTCACTTTGTTGTTTAACACTACCATTAGATTTGAATTGAACAGAACTAAATGGAATATATTCAACTGACGAATACCATATTAAAGTATTTTTAATGTAATCATCTAATAAGTCTTGATAATATACACTCAATTGCGATACAGTCCCAGCAGTTATTTGGTCTTGTAAAAAATCAAAAAGAACAGTTCCTAATAAGTTCTTTAAGTATTTGTCTTGAGCTGTTCTAACGAATGGCAATAAAGCATCAGCATCAATTGCACCTTGCAACGGAGTGTTCTTTATAATATCGTTTCTGTTTATGAATAATGCGTATGACATAGTTATTTTTTATTATATATTTCGTATTCTTTTGAATTTACTTCCATCATTGAGAACTTTTGGTCTTCTGGTTTAGGGTCAGTCACTACTGCATCTTGTCCATCATCGGTTGATGCAGGATTTTCCATTGATTTATTAGTTTCATCTTCAACCTGTCCTACTGTCTTACCAGTTTCTTCTGCAGTTTGTGATAAAATTACTAATGGAGTCAATTGTTCAAAGTATAATTCACTATCCGTATATCCTGAACAAGTTAACGCGTAATCCAATGTATTTAAGATTAAGTTTTGGAATGGAGCAATAGTCATTGTTTGCATGATGCTAAATGCTGTTTTCATTTCCTCACTTTGTGAACTGAAACCATTATTCTTTGTTCTAATACCAAATAATAAAGGAGAAGTTACTCTATGTGAAACTAATATTCTATCTTGAACATAATCTGCAACATAATCGTATTTCTCATGTAAGTTTTCAATGTTAATTACATCAATTGTAGGTTTAGTAGTAGGGTCATCGTTGAATGATAACATAAATCTACCAGCGTTATCCGTTCCTGTAAACTTTGCTTGAATTAAATCTTCAATAGTTTCTCTTTCTTCAGGTGCAGGAACTCCGTTATTGAAATTAATCATTACTGCCGGTAAAAAACCATTAGTAATGTTATTGTAATGTAAATTAGCTATCTCACCTTCTGAAATTGCTAATTGTAAAGATGAAATCCAATCAGGAAGGGAATAATAGTATAAACCTGGACAATAGTTCTTAATGTAAAGTATTTCTAACTTTTCTTCTGATGTTTCAAATGCAGGTATCTTCTTTTTCTCTTTAATCTTTCTGTTATCATGCCAATCAACACAATAATAATAGTTTTCTATCTTTGGATTACCATATAGTTTTTCAGCACGAAGTGTTTGCACTGGAATATGATACATCTTCTTTATTTTTGTATGTGTATCATCCCAATATACTTGAAATGCTGCATTACCAAACAATTTCAAATCAAACGATACTCTTTTTAAGTCCTCTTGTGGAATTAACTTTTGTAATGTTTCGTTAAAGGTTTCATTTTTAGAATAAACACCTTTACCAAATATTAAATCAGCAATACCTTCTACCGATGCTGCATTAGTTGTTGAAACATTAAATGCTGCAATTATTGCATCAAAGAAATCATCTTGTCCATAAACACCAAATGGTATCCATGTGTAACGAGTTCTTGTATCTTCCGTAATTATTGGAAGTTGATTATTATTTACATTTACAATTGCGAAATTTTGTTTTCCTTTCATATTAGTTCATTATTATGTATTTGTTTTCACTCACGTGTGAAGTGATTGGAGGTATTTGGTTTTCATATACGGATTTATCTATACTTTGAGATGCATATACTTGAACTGAACCTCTCCATATATCCACACTACCTGTTGGAGTTCCATTATATAATACTGCACGATATTCAGATGCAACAATTGCACCACTTATACTTGCAGTAAACCCTATATAACTTTGGTATCCTTCATAAGTGATATCTGTCATTGAAGCAGTAAATGTTTGCAATGTAGTCATATCAGTCAAAGACATTGTAAATTCATTCAATGTAGATGCTGTTGGCTCGGTTCTAAAGGTATATGAGTTGCTTTGTGAGATATAATAACTCTGCATTATCTATAATTTATATAATAAAAACACCACTTTATCTAAAAATAGTTATGACAATAAAAAAACCCCACTCGTTTGAGTAGGGTCTAATATTTTAAGTCATAATATTATTTATGAACCATAAACGATAGTTGGTTGTGTTGTTAAACCAGCGAATGCGTTATTTACTGTGCTTCCAGATAAGAAGTAAGCCGGTTCTTTTTCTAAACCTGTAAGAGTGATTGAGTAACCGAAAAGGTCACCTAATGCTCCACCTGTTTGAATAGTTCCTGCAGTTACATCACATCCTTCTTTATTACCCACTAATAATGCTTCACCATTTAATGTCCAAATTACTATCTTTGGTCTACCGTATGCCATCAATTTTAATTGAGTAGTCATTTCGTTAGTTAATTTCTTCAAATTCAAAGTCAATTCTTGTTGAAAGAATGTAGTTCCGTTATCTCTTGATGAGTTAACAGTCTCTGTGTAAGAAGAGTTACCTTTAAGTTCATAATAATATACCGAACTACCTGATGGGTTTCCTAATGCTGTTACTTGGTCATTTCCGCCAACTGTTGCAGAACCTGTGAAATAGTTTATAAAGTATACACCTTGTAAACCACCTACTGACTCTTTGCAGACTTCTTGTCTACCAGCTGAAACTGTGCATTGTCCTGATGTGTAAGCCATATTATTAATTTTTAGTTTTGTTTGTTAAATAGTGGGGTGAGTATTTCATCACCCCATATTAATTATTTTTTAGTAAGCTCCGTAGTAAACGATGTCTTGACCTACACCAAACTGAACACCAGCAGTGTATCTCATGATAATTCTGTAATTTTGAGAACCATCAATGTTAGCCATATCAATCACCTTAACTTCATTTGTGTCAGACATCAAACCTGTTCCGAAGAATAAGTTAGATTTTTGAGCTGCAACTAATTTAGATGCAGTCATACCTGGACATAATACTAAATCAATACCATTGAAGTTGTATGGTTTTTCACCAACTGTAAATTGATTTTGGTAACCATTAGCACCACCATTTGCAGTTCCAGTTGAAGCAGGAACAGATGTTTGACCTGCTAATGCTAATTGATAAGCTTTAGCTACATTCGTAGGAACATAGATAACTAAATCTTGCTTACCATAAACTGTATCAGGGATAGTGTCAACTACTGATTGTAATTTAGAGATTACATTCGCAGATGTAATACTACCAGAGATGATAGCAGAACCACTTCCTGTGCTTCTTGCAGGTAAAACTGCAGTTGCACCACCCGCTGCTACTGAAGCAGAAAGGATAAGTTCAAAACCATTAAATTGTCCGTTAGTTGTTCCAACACCTTGCCAAATAGATTGTTCAATAGCTTGAGCTACATTACCACCTACATAAGAGATAAGGAAATCGTTAAAGTTTTTAGGGATTTCATCAAAAGCTGAGAAACCTAATTGAAGTGCATTCCAGCTATCTACGAATTGTTGTTTACACAATTGTAAGTTTACTTGAAACTCTTCAGGAACTAAAACCTGTTCAGAGATTGATGCTGTTGCAGTTGGATTGAAATCACAAGATGCATCAGAGATTAAAGAAGATAAGGCTAATTTTTGGATTACACTTTTGAATTTTACATTCGGCATAATCGTAACTAACTTCTTATCCAATGTGTTTGCAGATAATAACGCTGCTGCGATATATCCACTTGCGGCTTCACCTGCGTATGAAGAGTTACCGGTTGGGCCGATACCTTCTGGCATTGTGCCGAATTTTTGAATTTTGTTCATGTTAATTCGTTTTTTGTTTTTTAATTATTTTAATTATAAAGTTTAGATAAGAAAGAACCTTGTGGGTCTTGTATTTTCTTACCATAATTTTTTCTATTTGCTTCAAATTTTAAGATAGAATTTGTATCTTCAATTGGAGCACCATCTAATTTAGGTAACTCTTCTTCGTCAACTTCAGCCATTTTAATACCATCTACTTCTTGAGCTACTTCTGATGATAATGGTGGCATCATTGCTTCACATTTAGCTATTCTAGCTGCCATCTCTTCAATTCTGTAAGCCATTTCTTCCATTTTCTTACTCAAGTCAATATTGATTGTGCCGTTTTCCTCACTATCATCTTCCATTGGTTCACCATCCGTTTCAGGCATATTAGGGTCAACTTCATCAGTTGTTTCAGCCATCTTTAGAGTTCCTGATGTTACTTGACCTTTTAAGTCAGGCATCACGTTCTCTTTGTCTTCGTTACCAACTGCAGGGATAGGTTCAGTCTTAACCATGTCGGCATCAACATCAGCCATCTCAACATTTTCTCTTTCAACGATTTTACCGTCTTCAGATTTTACTTTTAATAAAGTTTCGTTTCCTTCTGTGTCTTTCAACATCAAATCGTGGAAACCATTTGGAGCTGGAGATTTTGTTCCATCTTCTGAAACTACAAACAAGTCTTCACCAACATCAAATGTTGCAGACTCTACAATTGTTCCATCAGCTAATTTAGCGTAAGTCATTTCTACTTCATCTTTTGATAAAAGTCCTAATATCTTACTTAATACTGTTTTTGAGTTCATATTTTAATTGTTTATATAAGGTAAAAACACCTTTTGTTAAAAAAATCGTTATTTT